TTCTTGTTTATTCATTCTTTCACCTCCTCAATCTCAACCCCCGGACAATCAAACACCCAGCCAAAACCAGATTCTTCTAGTTCTTTGCGAGTGTGTTCTGTACGAAATTTCTTGTCAATTTTTAACGACGATAACACCCAAGCGTGTTGAAATTTGATAAAGTTTAAATAATTAAAATCACCACTTTCCATCCCTTTAAATCTCACATAATACCGCTTCTCTTCCTCAACTGTGTAGCCATCAAGCCAAGCACGAGCAAAGAGTTCGGAATTATCCCAATACCATTCTGCAACTATATCAGACATGCATGCATCTATTGAGTAGGACAGCGTATGACCTAGTTTTTTCTGTTCTGTGATAAAATCCGCCACAAACATTGGGATCTCTACTTCCTGCGTTTCGTCTAGCAACTTAATCAATTCCAACGTTGTTAATTTATCAATCATCGGTCTTGGTCCGCTACAATCTGAAGGTAAATGAATGATACTCTCAAGCAGCTCTTTTTTATTCATCCTTCCACCTCTTCTACTTCAACACCTGGGCAATCGAACACCCAACCAAGTCCAGCTCCTTCTAGTTCTTTACGTGTAAATCGAGTAGCTAATTCCCCCAAAGAAAAAAATATTTTCTCGTACATATTATTATAAAATAGCGGTTGTTTTGTCACTCTCATCTTTACCGTGTACCGCTTCTCTTTCTCAACCTCGTAGCCATTGACCCACGCTTCTGCGAAGATTTCCACATTTTGCAATTCGATCCACCCTTCAACCTCACCTTTTGGCGCTTTGTTGATCGCCCCAAAAATGCTATACCCCTCTTTCTTCGCTTCTTCAATCCAATCCGCAACATACTGAGGGACTGTGACTTTTTTTGTATCTATTGCATTCAATTGTTTCAAGTCTCTTAAAAAGCAATGACGGGCAATTTCTGCCCCGTTTGCGTTCCATACACCCTCAAGACTTTCATATTTTTTAATTAAATCTTCTATATTCATCATCATTCCTCACTTCTAACTACAGTTAGATTTCCTGTTTTTTTGCCTTGAGCATGCAATTCTGCATAATACTTAAGCATACCTGCATCTTTGCCGATAATACGACTCAATTCTTTAAGTGGCCCTCGACAGATGTATCTGCCATCTTTATATAATTTGTAATCTGCTAACTCTTCTGGATCCCCAACAATGGAACTTTCTGTCACACCAAAATAATCACAAAGGCATTGAACTTGAAACTTTCCTAACTGCACTCTACCATTTAACCATGAAGTAACTGCATCTCTCCCATATCCTAATTCAAAGGATAATTGATGCCTAGTCATACCTCGACTTGCTAGGAGTAATTGTACTTGTTGTTTAGCATGTTCAATCTGATTCTTTGTGTACTTGCTCATTCTCTAACTCCTTTACTAAAGAACTGAGGAATGCTAAAGATTCTTTTTTACCTGCGATTTCCTCAAGAACCCATACCAAATTGCGGAAGGCTTTTTTTACATCCTCTATGCCGTTCTTCTTTTGGAATCGTAAAAGGTATTTCATTGAATTTCCCCATGCCCAACCTGCCTTTCCTGCTAAATCACCTATGAAGTTTTCTATCACATCAATTGCTTCCATCCCATTTTTTCCATGATAATGGCTGGGGTTGTTGATAGTATCATACTGTTTCACTTTATTTTCGCCCATCATAAATCCTCCTCTTTCACCCAAACACCGTCAACTAAGCGACCTGTTCGATCTTTGATCTCCTCATATGCCAAGCCTAAACACTCTGTAAAATCGATATTCAAAAACTTAGATACTCGAATCAATTCAAATGCTACATTTTTTAATTGATAATTTTGGCGATTGAAGTAAGCAGCAACTGATTGATCTAGCAATAAAATAAAATGATCTTCTTCCTTGTTAGAATTCGTAGAAGGAACTAATTCTGTGTGTGGAAATACTTCTTTCGTATCAATTCCTAATTGTAGAGTAAGGCCAATTAACACTACAGCAATGTCTCCGATGCTATCTTTTACAACGTCATCTTGTTTTTTTGCTAGACCACTAGCTAATTCCCCAATTTCCTCAAACAATTTTAAGAATTGTTTATCAGGATTCTGAGTCTGTAAATTACGATCATAAAACCATTTTTGAGTTTTTTTAATTAACTCAATCAATTTTTTGTTTTCCATTAATACCTTCTGCTTTCCATCCCATCAGGGAATTTAAAAATATGTTTACTTGCACCCTTGAAAATTCTATCTGCAAGTGCTGAATTATAGATTTTTTTGATTTCGATACTAGATAAGTTAGTATTTATAAAAGTTGTCTGTCGATTGTCTAAGATCTTGAATAGAACCCTTTGCCTCCATTCGTTTGCTTGTTTGAGGGTGTCACTCATGCTGCTCTCTTTTCCTAGATCATCGAGAAAGAGATAGTCTACATTGCTAAGCATTTCTACAGCATGGCTTTCTGTAAAATCGCCTTTCCCACCAAAGCTATTTTCTATCTCAGTAAATAGTCTAGTTACCGATACGAAAATAATACTTTTAGGACTACCTATGTCCTTGAATTTATTATTCAAGGAAGAAGCTAAAGCAATTGATAGATGACTCTTACCAACTCCAGGAGGTCCAGTGATAATCACATTTCCTGTTTCTCCCTTCACATAGTCTCTTAGCATTCTTTTTGAAAAATTTAAACCTTGCTCTTCACTCTGATTATCAGTCCTAAAGTTATCTAGATTTTTCCCAATCAACTCAGCAGGAAATAAGCTGAAGCGATTGAATACTTCAAATGTTTTAGCTAATTTTGAATTAATTGCTGAGTCATTTTTTAGCTTTTTTTCTATCCGTTGAATTTCTTCCTTCTCACACTCTGGACAAACCTGCAAATATTTCAATTTTCCAGCAATAACTACTGGACTCTCCCATAATTGGCAAGAGTGCACTTCACAGATTTTATCTAGTAGATTTTTTCTTTCAATATCTTTTAGAGCTTCCATTAGAATCCCAGCCTTTCATCAACTGCTGAAGCAAATGATCGGACATTGTTCGGCATACTACGATTAAGATAACTATCAAACTTATTCCCAAAAAGCGTTTGAGGTTGTAGATATCGTTCATAATCTGTTCCCATCCATGTAGCTGCCATAACATTAACCACATGTTTAAAGTCTTTTAGTTTATAACCTTCCTTCAAGCGTGCCTTAATGTATTTATGATGGCTAGCTGTATTTTTGTTGAAGTTCTTCTTTGTAACCTGATTGAGATAAGTAATAACTTCCTGACAAATCGACTTAATATTGTTATTATCAGTATCGTTAATATCTATCTTGTTTGTCTGTACTTTTTCCAGTTCAAGAACTGTATTTTCTACAGCTCCATGCTGTACTTTTTCCAGTTCAAGAACTGTATTTTCTACAGCTCCATCAACTTGACTGATATAAATTCTATTTGGTAGATTATTTCCTTGTCGAACCTCTTCTAGTAAGCCCACCTCTCTTAATTCTTTCTTCACTTTAATGATTGTTTTTTCACTGCTATTTAAATCAATCATTAATTGCTCATTTGTATAATATTGAAAAACATTTCCCTTTCTGTCATGCCAGCCATTTTTTATCGATAGCTCAAGCCTACCAAACAGTAACATATACATTAGTTTTGCATTGTTACTAAGTTTTTTATATTTTTCATCATAAATAAATGGTTTAGGGAATTTAAAGAAAGCTAGAAAGCCTGCTACTTCAGATTTTTTAATCATTTATTGTACCTCCATATTTGTAAATTTTGTAAATTCTTTGTGGAAGAATAATTTGACGGTACCTAATCCCCCATGACGGTTCTTTTCAAAGATCACTTCTGTCACATTATCATCTTCCTCTTGTCCCTCACGACGGTAATAAGAATCTCTGTAAAGAAATGCTACAATATCAGCATCTTGTTCAATTGATCCTGATTCACGAAGATCTGACAGAACTGGCCTTTTGTCATTACGTTGTTCTACTCCACGAGAAAGTTGACTAAGTGCAATTACTGGCACTTTTAATTCCTTGGCTAAAATCTTTAATTGTCTAGAGATCTCAGATACTTCTTGCTGTCTATTTTCTTTTCCTCTGCCAGTAATCAACTGTAAATAATCAATAACAATCAAACCTAACTCTCCTGTTGTTTGAGCTAATTTCTTTGATCGTGCTCGGATGTCAGAAATTCTGATGCCAGCGGTATCATCAATATAGAGTTGAGCCTTTGATAACTGTTCCTGTGCTAAGAGCATCCGTCTCCACTCACTGTCAGATAACTTTCCTGTCCTGATGTGATAGGATGGAATCACTCCTTCAGCGGATAGCATCCGTTCTACCAGGCTCTCTGCCCCCATTTCCAGTGAGAAGATAGCTACTGGTTTACCCGCTCGTATTGCGACATTCTGTGCAATATTTAGAGCAAACGCTGTTTTACCCATAGCAGGTCTGGCTGCCAAAATAATTAAGTTGTCTTCGTGTAGTCCTGTTGTTATTTTGTCAAAATCGGTAAAACCTGTAGCAAGGCCAGTAACATCTCCAACGTGCTTAGATCGTTCATCAATTCGAATATTAGTGGAATCCAATACATCCATGATGTTTCTAAAACCTGAGTATTGATTGGCACTTACCGATGTCAGTGTATTTTCAAGTCTTACTATGACATCGTCTAAATCTTGGTGATCTTCATATACTTTTTCAAGTGCTTTACCTAGATCATTGATGACCTCTCTTGCTTTAGCTTTTTCGGCCACAATCTTTGCATAATGTTCAATGTGAGCACTAGTGGGAACTGAATTGATCAAACTAGCAAGAAAAGCCATTCCACCAATACGCTCAAACTCTCCAATAGAGTCAAGTGCTGATTTTACAGATACAGGGTCAATTGGTTCCCCCTTATCTGCCAAATCTTCCATAATATTGAAGATAATACCGTGAGATAACTTATAAAAACTTTCCTGTGTAAGAAATTCTGATGCGATAAAGATTTTTTCTGGGTCAACGAAAATTGATCCAAGTACCGCCTGTTC